CTGCACAAGTCGATCCAGACCAAGCGCAGCAAGCTGAAGCCGGGCGTGAACGGCGAGGCTTTCGTTGTTGGCATCCGACGCCGGCAGAGGTATCCGGAGAATCGGCAGGCGCGCAAAGAGGTGGTGACGGCGGTGCAAGTCGGGCGATTGCTGGAATTCGGAACAGAGAAGCGCAAGCCGATGCCGTGGCTTCGTCCGGCCTTCGACGCAAAAGGAGGTGCCGCGCTGGCGAAGTTCTCCGAGGAAATGCAGAAGCGCACGACAGCCGCGATCAAGAAGGCCGAGAAGCTGGCCGCAGAAAAGGCGAACCAGCCATGACTATTGCACTGCCGACACCGTTCCCGATCCTCGCCCTAGATGCTGCCGTGACCGCGCTGATCGGCATCAACCCGGTGCGCTGTTTCCCGCATGGGGCCGCACCGCAGGGCGTGGCATATCCGTATGTCACCTACACCGCTGCCAGCATTGCACCGATCAATTCGCTGGACAACGGCGGGGCACGGGCGGACACCACGCTTGTGCAGATCAGCGCGTGGGGTGCGAACACTGCGGATGGCGTAGGCAGTGCGCAGGCCGTCTATGCAGCAGTGCGCGCCTGCATGGAGCGCGACCACGACATCGAAGCCGTGCGTGACATGGGCCGCGATGCGGGAACAGGCAGCTATCGCATTGACATCGACGTGCGGATGTTCGTGCACCGCGAAGAACCACCGGTCATCAGCGAATCAAGTAGCGAATCCAGTAGCTGATCCAACAACCAGATCGAATCGATGAAGCCCGGCCAAGTGTCGGGCTTTTTCGTTGTGGCCGAGCGCTCGGCCTTTATCGCGGCGTGATGCCGCATCACAAGGAGCAACAGACATGTCAGAAGGCATTATCCAAACCAAAGGCACCCGGCTGTATTTCGGCTGGGCACCGGGCGCGTCGTCGTCCGATTCCGATGGCGTCGTCATCCTCAAGGTGGCGTGTCCGACCGGCCTCACCGGCCTTACCAGCGGCGAAGCACCGCGCATCGACGTGACCTGTCTCGACAGCGAAGCACGCAACTATGCCGCAGGCCTGCAAGACCTGCCGTCGATCCAGGTGCCGATCAACCTGATTCCTCGTAGTGAGGCGCATCAGGCGCTGATGGACGCAGAGGAAGCCGGAAGCACGCTCAACATCCCGTGGATGGTGGTGCTGTCCGACAACCAGAACGCGCCTACCACGCTGGACAGCGAAGGGTTCCTCGCATCGCCAGGCGCGACGAACCGGTACTGGAAGGGCTACGTCTCCAATTTCTCGGAAGACTACGCAGTTGGTGAGTACGTCCGGGCGACTGTGACGATCCAGCTCACCACGAAGATTCGTCGCACGAACCCGACGGCCAATTTGCCGTAAGCACGGCACACCAAACGGCATAACTTAACCAAAAGTCCGACCGGCGCACGCTGTAGCGTGTTTGCCGTGCGCTGCTGTGCGTCGGTCGGCGCCTAATGAGGAACGGCAATGAACAACCTTATCGAAAAGACCTTCACCTATCGCGGCGAGAGCCGAACCGTGTTTTTCCGTGAGCTGACCGCAGGCGAACAGCTCAAACTTTCGCAGGGTTACAAATCCACTCTGCGCGATGGTGCGACGGAGACCACGCTGGACTTTCATACTGAGGGCGAGCGTGCGCACCGCCTGTTGCAGATGACTCTAGTCGATGCCAATGGCCGCAACGTCTACACCAACATTGGCAAGCTCCAAGAGGAGCCAGTGAGCAAGATCAACAAACTGGTTGAATTGGCACGCGAAGTCTCAAGGCAGTTCTCCGAAGAGGCCACCGAAGCGGGAAACGACTGACGGCTGATCCATCACTCCGATTCATTGTGCGGCTGGCCCTGTTGATGGGTCAGCCGCCATCCGTAGTGATGGGCTGGCCGGCATCTGATGTTGCGCTGCTTGGTCAATACCTGAGCCGCGAGCCAGCTCCAAGCGAGAAAGCTGAGTTCGGCCTCGCATATCTGGCATGTATGTACGCCAATACCCATCGCGGAAAAGGCGATGCGTCAAAGCCACTTGATAGCTTCCTGATGTTCCGCAAGGCCTGGCCACGCAAGGGCGGGCGCTACTCTGATTCCGACATGGAAATGCTCGATTCCATCGACCGTCTGATGAAGATCGCAATCGTCCTTGAAGCGCTCACCGGCTCGTTCATCACCGATATGGACCGCGCGGGGAGGGAAGCCAAGAGGCAAGCCGAGAAGATGCGCCGGGAATGGGAGGCGGCTGGACGGGCTATTGGGCTTGCAGTGGCCGGTGGCGCTGCTGCGCTGGCACTCCTCACGAAGCAGGCGATTAACACGGCAGACCAGATGGCGAAAATGTCGCAGAAGGTCGGCGTGTCGGTTGAAAAACTATCGACCCTGAAATATGCCGCTGACCGGTCTGGAGTGAGCCTTGAGACGCTGCAGGGCAGTCTTGTCAAGCTTACGAAAAACGCGGCAGATGCCGCGAATGGGACAGGCGAAGCCATTCGAGGCTTCAAGGCGCTCGGTATTTCTGTGCTCGATGCATCGGGCAATCTGAAAAGCAGTGATGCGCTGTTGCTTGAGGTCGCAGAGCGGTTTTCAGACTTTGAGGATGGCGCGACGAAAACGGCCATCGCTGTCAATTTGTTCGGTCGGTCTGGCGCTGAGCTTGTTCCATTGCTCAATGCCGGCGCAGACGGGATTGCTAAGCTACAGAACCGAGCGCGCGGGCTTGGTCTTGAAATCAGTACAAACACCGCGAAGCAGGCAGAACAATTCAACGACCTTCTGGCGGACGCCGCCGATATGGTGAAGGGCGTCGGCCTGAACATCGCTACCGAACTTCTGCCAGACCTGAATGAGTTCGCGCGGAAGATTGATTCTCCCGAGTTCCGCAATGGGTTTGCGGCAATCGCATCGGGAGCTGTCACGGCAGCGACCAAGGTCGCTGAATTACTCACTGAACTTGGAAACTTGACGCGGTGGATGGGCGAGGAAGTGGCTGCGACGATTCATGGAATCGCCGATGACGACATCGTTCGCATCGAGCAGCGACTGGAGAAGTTATACGCTGGGCGCGGCACTATCAGCCACAGTCTATTCGGCTTCGAGGATGAGATTGTCGAACTCGAAGCACAACTAAAGTTGGTGAAGAAGGCGCAGGAAGATGCCGCAGCCGCAGCCGCAGCACATGCGGACGAGTTGGAGCGGCAAGCTGAGGCAGCGAAAAGCGCAGGATCAGCCCCGGTGTTTGCAGGATTGGATCCAGCAGCGGCGAAAGCAGCAGCGAAGGCAGCAAGAGAAGCGGCTGAAGCGGCCCGCAGACAGGCCGAAGCGTTTGCGGCAGCAAACCGAGAGCTTGATATTTGGGCGGCAAGCCTACTGCCAGAGGCAGAGCGCGCCGCAGCGGAATACAACATCCGCGTAAATGACCTTATGGAAGACCATAAGGCCGGGAAGCTCACCGCCGATCAACTGGCCCGCGCGCTTTCGCTGCTTGGCACGGAGTACCAGCGCAACGCACTTGAAATCGAGAAGAATGCCCGTGCACAGGAAATCCATCGCGATGTGCTGTCTCAGGTGCGCAACGAGTATTCGCGCCAGATTGCGCTTGCCGGATTGAGTGAACAGCAGCGACAGGTAGAGATAGCGTCTTTGCAGGCCATCGCGCAGTGGGAGCGTGAGCATGGTGTGGCGATTGACGCAACAACAGAGGCGATGCTGCGCCAAGCCGTGCAAGGGGGTGAGGCGATGCTTGAAGCGGCGAGGGAATCCCAACGAGCGGCAGAAAACTCGGCGCGCGCTTGGGAAGACTTCGCCTACGGCCTTGCCGATGCAGTGTTGGACGGCTCACGCGGGGTGAAGGACTACTTCAAGCGCCTCCTGGACGACTTGAAACGCCAGATCATTTCTTCTGGCCTGATGAACATCTTCGCGTCGATATTCAACGTCAGCGGATCGGCTGGCGGAGGGTTTGTTTCGCAGCTTGGCGCGATGTTCGGCGGGCCTACGTTCGGCACGATTCTTGGCGCGGCTGGTGGGGCATCTGGTGGGGTTGGCGGGAGCGTGCTTACGTCGCTGGCAACG